TAGATAAAATAGGTCAAATTGGACAACACATTTTTTACAAACAGAAAGGAACCAAAATATGATGGACATTAATCAAGTCAAGATCTTTGTTCAAACCAAAATCTCTGTGATCTCAGCAGAAACATTTGGATGGCTCGCGGCTATTGTTCTACACTCTGCTACTGTGCCTAGCATGTTAGCAGTGATGGCAGGACTCACCGACAGACTTCCTGGAGTAGATCTAGTAATGCTAGTTTGGACAGGATTAACCTTGTTGTTTATCAAAGCCACGATCCAAAAAGATATGTTGAACATTGTCACTATCGGATTTGGATTTATAATCCAAGCTGTGCTAATGGCCCTGATATTCTTTAAGTAATTTGGTAAACACCGTAGTTGACTTTGGTTGGCTACGGTGCTATACTTATAACTGTAGCAATTCACACACACAGAAAGGCAGTTTATGAAAAAGGCAATTTTAGTAGGCATGTTGGCAGCGGCCATTACTGGCTGTTCATCAATGAAAGATATCCCAGATCGCAAAACTTACGCACAACCATCTTGGTATCAAGACTGTGCCCAAGAAGGTATCAAAGGTTGGTTCTGGTGGAGAGAAGATATGGTCTATGCTTGTGGTGCCGGTGAATCAGCATTCGCACAAGCGGCAGAGGAACAAATGGACGCAATCGCCATGAACAACTTTGCCAAACGCATCAACGGTACAGTGAATAGTGAAACTGTAATTGACATCAAGGACGATAAGAAAACTACCCGTACTTTGATTTCATACAAGGTCACAGACACTGCGATCCGTAAACACGTTAAAACAGAAAAAGGTCATTTCACAATGAATGGACGTCACTACACTTATGTACGTCTTGAAATGAAGAAATCTGTATTTGAGCAACTCATTAACGAAGCTCAATCTAAGCGAGCACAATAATGAACGGATATAAAGTCAAAAACTATCTTTGGCTTTTAATCATCCTGATGATAGTTGTATTATCATTGCTGTCGGGATGTTCTTCATCGCCAAAGGTCGCTGATAGTAATAATCAATACTGTCACACGTATCAAACTATTAATAAACAAAATGGTGATACCGTTAACAGTAATACTACTATTAAATGTAGTGATGACATGCTTGGCAAACTAGTTGATGTACGTGCTGGTCTTGCTAAGAACTGTAACTATGCTCAAATTAACATTCGGAGAGGCAATGAATATGTACCCCGTAAAGTGGTTCTTTGTAAAGACCATGATGGTGACACTCACGTTCTTTTCAGCACCGTCGTTCGCTGAGCCGCCAAAACTGTTGTATGATTTTTCTATAGATCAAGCACCAACAATTAGTTTTGGTTGGTTTAAATCATTCAGCAATGAACAGATGATGTACTATTCTGCGGCACAGCTTCATGCTGTTATCTATGCTGAAGTAGGAGAAAAAGTAAAATGGCAACACGGGGATGCTCACGGTGTTGTTCAAGTATTTGGTGTTGAACCCACTGGTATAGGTTACTGTAAGCACATACTTACTGTGGTATACGCATTTGGTAAAAAAGAATCCTTAAAACAAGCCGCATGTCACACTTATAGAAATAAAAGTTGGGCATGGCATAACTTAGAATAAATATTAGCTTATGATATTTGCTTCATTACTATTTCTAACAGGAATAACCCTATCCGCAGTAGCTATCTACTATAGCGTCATAGGGTTAACTTCTATTTTTGCTGCGGCGTTTTGGCCTGTTGTGGTAATGGGGACAACTTTGGAAATTTCCAAATTAGTCGCAGCCAGTTGGTTAAAAGCCTATTGGGAAGACATTCCGAGGTTTATGAAAATATACATGTCTATAGCGGTAGTGGTCTTGATGATCATTACAAGTATGGGCATCTTTGGTTTCTTATCAAAAGCACACAGTGATCAAAGTTTAGTATCGGGCGATGTTCAAAGCAAAATTGCCGTATATGATGAAAAGATTAAAACAGCCAAAGACAACATAGAAGCCAATCGCAAAGCTCTTAGACAGATGGATGAAGCTGTGGACCAAGTCATGGGTCGAAGCAGTGATGAAAAGGGTGCCGAAAAAGCAGTTCAAATCCGACGCAGCCAACAAAAAGAACGTAGTCGTCTTCAATCTGAAATCGCTGCTGAACAAAAGATCATTGCTCAGATCAATGAAGAACGAGCACCAATTGCCGCAGAAGTTCGCAAAGTTGAAGCTGAAGTTGGACCAATAAAATACATTGCTGCCTTGATCTATGGCGATAATCCAGATGCCAATCTATTAGAAAAAGCAGTGACATGGGTCATTTTGATTATCGTGTTTGTATTCGATCCCTTGGCAGTATTACTATTGTTAGGCAGTCAAATGACCTACCAATGGTCTCGAAATACCCAGATTAAATCCAAGGAAGATGAAGAAGTAGATGATTGGTTTGACAAGGTCAAAGAACGTGCTCGATTCTGGGATAAGAAAGAAGAGTCTGAGCCTGTCGTAGATGACAGCAACACCATCAAGTTTTGGCCTTTCCCAGTAAGGAATCCCGATCCGGATGCTGCCGTTCGAGCTGCTGAAAATATTGATAACTCTTCAAAATTAAAATTATCGGACATTGTTACTAAAGAAAAGAACTTTACATTCAAGCAATCGTCCCCTTCAATTGAAGAATCAGCATCTATTATCAACGATGACACTGCTTTAGAGCAGTGGAATAAAATGATAGAAGAAGCAGAACGTGCTGTCAAAGACGAACAGGATCTCGAGGATTCGCATTATATTGACAGTGCCGATCAATTAGAAAAAGAAGCAATGAAGCGTTGGAAGGAAGCCAATCCAGAAGACAGCCTAAAACGCCAACGTAAGATGTTTGACTACGGTTCTATTACCGAACTGCCGTGGATGGTCGAGCCTTATTATATCAATGACGAACCAACGTCTGAAGAAGTAGCACAAAGTTACAACGAAGTGGCAGCAACACGTGATGTAGATCAAAGAGTCAAACCCGATCTAACTGAAGTTATTGAACCAACACAAGGCCTCAAACTCAGCGATCTAAAAAAAAAGGATCTGACCTACCTAGAGAAGATTGGCCAGGATCAGATTCAAAAAACTTTGAAATAAGTTATCATCAAAACTCCGAACAGAGCGAATCTACTATTTGGAAAACTCTTAAAAATTACAAAAACAGCGATCAACGATTTGATCTTATTAATACGTTGTATTCATGTCTTGCCAAAGATAATATCGATTCATACGAGTTTCCCGAAGTTGACGACGACGAATATACAAGAGTCGTTAGTCTAATAATTCAACTGCGATCTAGACTAATAAAACCAGAAGATCTAGATACCGCCGACATAGAAACTATTATAGAAATTTTGAATAAATTATGATAGGAAATAAATTAATTCTAGTAACACCCCCAGACGATATACCGTCAGACGGACTACGAATTTTATTAGTAGGCATACAACAAGATCGTACTAATCTTATTTCGTCTGCGTTAACACAGTTGCCATCGATACCAAATACCGTATTGTATATGTGGCATGCTGACAATGATATCAATTGGCTACTTGATAAAAAAAGAAAAAGCCATTTAATCATTTTTGATGTAGATAATCTACCCGGAGAAATTGTAGGTTATCTTGCTGCCCAAATCAACAGTTATTATTTTGGGCATATCCGAGAACTTGGCATAATTAACAATAATAGCATACTAGATGTAGGCCAATGCTATGAACTTTTGGAGAATACTATTACTACCTATGAAAAATCAGTACGATAATAAAATGTGTAAAGGGGCTACTGTATACCCTAAAGAAGGAGAGCCTATTGAACGTGCTCTCAGAAAATTTAAGAATAAGATCAGCGATTCTAAGCTTCTAGAAACATTAAGAGCCAAAGAATTCTACGAAAAACCAACTACAGTACGCAAACGTAAAAAGTCCGCGGCTAAATCTCGCTGGCGTAAAAAACTACAAGCTCAAGAACTACCCAAAAAAATGTATTGACCTGGCAACATATATCTGTTATAATAGTAGTATGTAAACAATGAAAGAATAATAATGAATACAGATGTAATGATTGACTTGGAAACACTTGATGTACTTCCAAGTGCTACTATTTTAACAATTGGTGCTGTTAAGTTTGATCCGTTTGGTGCTGAATTATCCGAGCCAGCTATGGAAAAATTCTATATTCGAATTGATGTTGATAGCTGTGACGCACTAGGTGCCACAGTCAGTCAAGCAACACTAGACTGGTGGGCAAGCCAAAGTAAAGAAGCACAAGAAGAAGCATTTGATCCCAATAATCGTATTCATATCACTGATGCGATGAATCAGTTGTACAAGTTCTGTTGGGGTGCTAAACGAGTATGGAGCCATGGTGCTGGATTTGATGTAATTATTCTAGAACAATATTTCCGCAAAATTGGCAAAGCAATTCCTTGGAGTTTTTGGGAAGTTCGCGACACCCGTACTATCTTTGATATTGGCATTAACCCAGAACGTCCACCTGTGCTAAAACATCATGCCCTTGAAGATGCGTGGAATCAAGCAGTAGGTGTTCAAAATGTGTATAAAAAATTAAGAACTGCTAGCGGCTATGACGGTAAAATGTTTCAGCCACTGGCCCATCAGAGATAAATAATTTTATAGAACGCCAATAGGGTTCTATAAAGGGCATGGTGCCCAAAGTTAAAATCTTGCTTATTTAAAAGGAGATAATATGAGCAAAGTAATCGGTATCGATTTAGGTACAACAAATTCATGTGTAGCCGTTATTGAAAACGGAAATTTTAAAGTAATTGAAAACTCAGAAGGTGCTCGTACTACACCTAGTATCGTAGCATATACAGCAGAAGAAGTATTAGTTGGTGCTTCAGCAAAACGCCAGGCTGTAACAAATCCCAAAAACACAATCTACGCAAGTAAGCGTCTAATTGGACGTAAGTTCAAAGAAGAAGCTGTACAAAAAGATATCAGCCTAATGCCATACGAAATTATGGAATCTAAGAACGGCGATGCTTGGGTTCGTGCTCAAGGCAAAGAACTAGCACCACCGCAGATTTCAGCAGAAGTTTTGCGTAAAATGAAAAAGACAGCAGAGGACTATCTAGGTCATGAAGTTACACAAGCAGTTATCACAGTTCCTGCGTACTTTAACGACAGCCAAAGACAAGCTACAAAAGATGCGGGACAGATCGCAGGCTTGGAAGTACTGCGTATTATTAACGAGCCTACTGCGGCAGCTCTTAGTTATGGCGTTGATAAGTCTGATAAAGCTGATCGCAAGATCGCTGTTTACGACCTTGGTGGCGGTACTTTCGACGTGTCGATCATTGAGATTGCGAATGTCGAAGGTGAAAAACAAATCGAAGTACTAAGCACTAACGGGGATACATTCCTTGGCGGTGAAGACTTTGACCAACGTATCATGGATTACATCGTTGATGAGTTTAAGAAAGACTCCGGTGTTGACCTAACAAAAGATATGCTTGCTCTACAGCGTTTGAAAGATGCCGCAGAAAAAGCAAAAATTGAACTTTCAAGTTCCGCACAAACGGAAGTTAACTTGCCTTATGTTACTGCTGACACATCAGGACCAAAGCATCTGGTTGTTAAGATTACGAAATCAAAACTAGAGAGCCTAGTTGATGAGTTGATTCAACGTAGTCTTGACCCTTGCCGAGTAGCAATGAAAGACGCTGGAGTTACACCAGCTGACATCGATGAAGTTATTCTCGTTGGCGGACAAACTCGCATGCCTAAGGTACAAGAAGAAGTTGAAAAACTGTTTGGCAAGGCTCCACGCAAGGACGTTAATCCGGACGAAGCAGTGGCAGTAGGTGCGGCAATTCAAGGTGCGGTGTTAAGCGGTGATCGCAAAGACGTGTTGCTATTAGACGTTACTCCGTTGAGTCTTGGTATTGAAACAATGGGCGGCATCATGACCAAGTTGGTTCAAAAGAATACAACCATTCCAACCAAAGCTAGTCAAATATTCTCAACAGCAGAAGATAATCAGCCAGCAGTTACTATCAAAGTAGCTCAGGGTGAGCGTGAGCTTGTACAATACAATAAACTTCTAGGTGAGTTTAATCTAGAAGGTATTGCTCCTGCTCGTCGAGGTATGCCACAAATTGAAGTTACCTTTGACATTGATGCCAACGGCATTATGAACATTTCAGCCAAAGACAAAGGCACAGGCAAGGAAAACAAAATCACTATCAAATCAGATAGTGGTCTAAGCAAAGAGCAAATTGAACAAATGGTCCGTGATGCTGAAGCCAACGCTGAATCAGATAAGAAAGCACGTGAGTTGATTGAAGCTAAAAACACAGCCGAATCAATGATCAACAGCATTGAAAATGAGTTGAAAGAAGTAACACTCAATGACAATGACAAAACTAAGATTGAAGAAGCTATCAAAGATCTTCAAACTGAATTGACCGGTACAGACAAAGATGCTATTATACAAAAAACTAGCGACCTAGCTGCTGCCGGCCAATCGATAGCACAAGCCAAACAGAACACAGCTCCCGAGCCTGTTCAGGATGACGGTGTTATTGACGCAGAGTTTAAGCAAACATCTTAAACTCAGAATAGGGTGCCCGGGTGGGGCCCTATAAAATTCTTGCTTAATAAAGGAGAAATTAAAATGACACAATTACAACGTTTTGACACTAACGCTCTTGCCAGAGCACTTGTAGGATTTGATCGCATGTTTGATGACATGGAGCATAGATTTGCGAATCAGATTAACAACAACTATCCTCCGCACAATATTATCAAAACCGGTGATAACGATTACCGCATTGAAGTTGCTGTGGCTGGGTTTTCTAAGAACGAAATCGCTGTAGAGTTAGAGGATAATCATCTTACAATAAGAGGTGAAATTCAAACTACATCATGGCCTTCTGAGGCGTACTTACACCGAGGTCTTGCTAGCCGAGATTTCACCAAAGTATTCCCCTTAGCAGAACATATCAAGGTAAAAGGTGCTCAGATTGAAAACGGTATTCTAGCAGTGATGTTAGAGCGTATCGTTCCAGAAGAGCTCAAACCTAGAGTAATCGAGGTTGTTGAGGTTAAGTAATAGTATAAACCTGGGGGAGGCAACTCCCCCATTATCGGAGCACTAAATGGCAACCACTGATATTCAAATTGAAAACAAAATTAAAATGGAACTACAACC